TGAGCTTCCGTTCTACTCAAATCACCAACCTTACTATGAGAATGTCCCTCACGAATTATTGTATCTTGCTTATTGGCAGATTGGGAAAAAGGATAAAAGTAAGGAGCATTATCTAAAGGCTCTAGCTTTTAAACCTAACCATCCAAAGTATCTTGCTGATGCACAGTTCTATGAAGATAAAACTAAAATAGAACAATATACAGATAAAATAAAGAATAATCAGAACTTCACTTTCATCAAAAGAGGTGATGGTGAATTGGCTTGTATGAATGGAGATGAAGGAGCAAATTGTGATGCTCACCCTTACTCAAAAGAACTTGGAGACAAGTTAAAAGAATCATTCGAATTTCTAAAGGATAAAGCTGATATTGTAGAATGGAATGACCAAAAGACTTACAATACTTTTCTTCACAGAACAGATAACAACTTAGAGCAGTTGAGAGCTTTTTGGATGGCAGTTAAGGATTCTGGTAGAAGAAAGATTTTTGTTGGACCAGAGAGACTATCAGGCGTAGCTGAAATGCTGGGAGCTGAACACATTACAGTTCCATTAGTTAATGCGTTTGAGTATTTGAAAGGAACTGATTTTGGTGAAATAAATGATAATGATATTTGGATTTTAAGTTGTGGTATGCCTGCTAAATGGGTTATTAATAGTATAGTAAAAAAGAATTCAAACTTAACCTGTATTGATGCTGGAAGTTCTTTTGACCCAATCTTTGTTGGTAAAACCAGAACTGAACAGGTTGACCAAGATACTCTTCGAAGATTATATCTATATAGACCAACTCCTCAAGAATTTCAAGAGATGTTCAATCTTCCACAAGAAACACACCCAGAAAGGTTATTCAAACTAGCTAGAATTAGTGATGACGATAAAGTAATTTACGACTTAGGGTGTTCAACATTTAAGACTCTTGACCGAGCTATTGGAGTTGATATTGAACCAAAAGAAGGTGTAGATGTAGTTGCGAGCGTAGATGACTTACCTACAATTTCAAACGATTCTGTTGATGTTATTTTTGCTAGTCATATATTAGAGCATATCGCTGATACAGATAAAACATTAAAAGAGTGGAAAAGAATATTAAAACCAGAAGGAAAAATAATCTTTGTTCTTCCTGATGATGAGGTGATTGATACATTGAGTCCTCCACTAAGTCATGGTTTGCATTTGCAGACATTTACACGAAAGAAACTCGCTGACATCATTGAAAAGTTTGATGGCTTAGATGTGGAAGAACTTGTTACCACTATGGAAGGTTGGAGTTTTGGAGGAGTTATCAGAAAACGAGTCTCTGTACTCCCTAAAATGACCTTTGTAATTCCTACTATGGATAGAGAGGAAGGCTTGCAACGGTGTTTGACCTCAATTAAAGAGTTAAATTATCCTCAAGATAAAATTGAGATAATTGTAAAAAAGGATAATTCTGAAAACAGAACTGGTCTTCCAAAGCTTTTGAAGCAGGGAGTTGAAGAGTCTACTGGTGATTGGGTTGTCTTTGCTGCTGACGATACAGAGTTCACACCAGATTCAATTCGTGAAGCATTGTGGGTAGGTAAAGATGGATATGTTGCCTTCAATACTGGAACGGTTTCAGCAGATGAAGGAAATATAAACGAACACTTTATGATTCGGAAAGATGTTATTGAAAAGATTGGTGAAGTGTTCTGTACTGAATTCTGGCATGTTGGTTGTGACAATTACCTGTTCGCACAAATGAAGAAGCTTGGAATCTTTGTGCGTGGAGACAGAGCAGTCCTGATACACAAGCATTGGACTAAAGGAGCAGTGATGGATAACACTTACAGTGTTGCTTGGTCTCATGCCGAAGAAGACCGTGCTTTACTAGCAAAAAAATTACTAGAACTATGAACAAACCAGAAACAATAATTGTCCACCACAGTGGTGGAACAAAAGATAATCCTTTAGCTGATACTTCACATCATACCTTTGAAATAATAAAAGGTTATCACGTTTCATTAGGGTGGGGTGACATTGGGTACAACTGGGTCATAGAAAAAGACGGTAAGATTTGTAAGGGTCGGGATGAAGAAGAATATGGGGCACATACCATCGGTCAGAATGATAAATCAATTGGTATATGTGTTGTAGGTAATTTTGATTTAACTGTTCCTACGAAAGAGCAGGAAGAATCATTGAAAATAGTTTACAAAGATATACTGACCCGTTATCCAGATTTAGAAGGACAGATTTTCCCTCATCGACATTTTGCAAATCGTAGTTGTTATGGAAAAAATTTGTCAGATGACTGGGCTAAGTTGCTAGTTGCAGAAGATGTCGTAGAATTAAAAGAAGAAGTTGTCGAATCAAAGGAAGAATTTGTAGGATTAGAAAAAGTAGTTGATAATCTAGTTAATAATATTAAAAAAGATAATAAAATTATGAAAACAATACATACATTTTTACTAGGAAATAGGATGAAGTCATTGTACTGGCGTACAGGAATGATGATTATAGCCGTGATTCTTTCTATTTTGCTTTCAAACTTAGATGTTTTTAAAGAAATATTAAGTCCGGGTGTAGTTACATTGATAGGATTGATTCTTGGTGAACTTTCTAAAGCCGTTAATAAAGCCTTGAGTGCAAAGAATTGATTTTAAAAAAGAAAAGTATAGAATTAAGTTAAGTATTACCAGCAAATAAATATAAAACTATGAGCACATTCCCGCAGATAAATATCCGCCACAATATAGGGAACACTATTGATATCCCCAATCAATTGGATATTAAGGTTGCTACTTATATGAGTAGTGATATTGATTCGGGGGTCCTTGCTGTTCCGGTAGAAAACGCAGGTGATTTTACCGCTGGAGACATATTACTATTGTTATCTTCAGTAGGTTCTGAAAACTCTGAAATAGTCAAAGCTACCTCTCATACAGCTCAATCCTTCGTTACTTTGGCTACAGTATTGGCTCACAATAGAGGTGATGTTGTAAATGAAATAAAATACGACCAGATAGTCGTATCAAAAAGTGCCACAATTGATGGAGTTTATGCTGTTTTAGAGACAAAAACATTCTTCACAACACAATTAAATACAGTTATATATGATGCCACAGGTTTGAAGACTGATTATTACAAGGTAGAGTGGAAAAATTCACTTACCGCATTAACTTCAGATGCTTCAACGCCAATAAGTGTTACTGCATATCCAACTAATTCAGTTGCTGACATTATTTACCCAGTGCTAAAGGCTATGGGAGTTCAAGAAAATGATGAGAGAATTACAATACCCTTTTGTCTTTCAGCAGTTGATGATGCTAGAAAATTCACTGAAGGTAAATTGTATGGTATCAGACATGCTTGGCAACAAGAATTTGAGTTCCCAATTAAAATGTTAGCTGGTAGCAACTTCGTTGATTTACCAGATGATATTGATTTTTCTGAAACAGACAGGTCAGTTTTGGCAGCTCGATTCCTAATTGGAAATATTTTAACTCCATATAATTTGAGATATATAGACAAGAGAACTTGGAATCAAATTTCGTTCTCTGTGATGGGAGGCTACAATCAAGCAATCGTTGCAATTGGTGGTGTTACAATCACCTTAGACAGTGCCGGAGATTTCCCGGACTCTGCTTCAGGTGTTGCTTATGTAGCAACTGATGATTATGACCAAGAGATTATGCAAATTGCTTACACAGCTGTTGATTTGGTTGCAAATCAATTGACAGGTGTTACAGGTGTAACAAGAGAAATTCCAGTCGGAGCTAGGGTCTGGTCGAGACCAACAATTTCACAGCCAATCTACTACACAGTATTCGATGATAAATTGTTTTTCGACAGGATTATTCCTGACTCAATGCAAGGCGATAATGTCTACATTGATTACTACAAGAAAATAGAAGAAGTTGAGAATCTCTATCAAGTGCTCGCAGAGCATTATAGAGAAATTTACAAATGGTATCTGCGTTACGCAATTAAATATCGTAAAGATGTTGATTTGCCAAGCGATGACCAGATTTGAAGAAGTTCGAATCCTTGGTGCAAGCCTTGGTAGATAATCTTTACACAGGTCAAGATACAACAATTATAACTAATTAAAATTTAAAATTTATGGCTTATCAAGACCCCCTTATCCCATTAGTTGATATTCAACAAATGGAACAGCCAAAGAGTGATGGTACAACACCATTGATTACTCTTGGTACAGTTACAGGAGGAACCCCATATGCAGGTGCTACATATGCGAGTAAGTTCGCATTGGAGTGTTTGCTTCAAGATTTAGACGGTTCAGCTGTTTACCAAATGACTCGTACAGTTGCCGTTCCTGCGTGGATAACAATTGGTTCAGGTGCAGCCGGTGCAACCGGTTACACAGGTACAACTGGCTACACAGGTTCAACAGGTTATACAGGTCCAGATGGTGATACTGGTTACACAGGTTACACTGGTGCTGGTGACACTGGTCCTACAGGTTATACAGGTCCAGTCGGAGCTACTTCCGCAACTGGTGCAACTGGTACTACTGGTTACACTGGTCCCGCTGGTGTTACTGGTTATACAGGTTACACAGGATACACAGGTCCTACAGGTTACACAGGTCCAGTCGGAGCACAAGGAGCTACCGGAGATACTGGAGACACAGGTTACACAGGTCCAGATGGTGACACTGGTCCAACAGGTTACACAGGTGATGACGGAGCGGCTACTGATACAGGAGCTACCGGAGACACAGGTCCAACTGGTTACACAGGTCCAGATGGTGACACAGGTCCTACTGGTTATACAGGAGACACAGGTTACACAGGTTACACAGGTACAGGTGAAACCGGTCCTACTGGATACACAGGATTTACAGGATTTACAGGAGATAAAGGACCCGGAAATGGTTACAATTTCGGTCCCGGAGGTCCGCCTCAAACAATTACGGTTGTTGACGGTCTAGTTACTCTAGTTACAGTTTAGTTTTTCTCCCCCCTACTTATTTTTGCGGATGAGTCGGGGGATAGCGAAGTTATGAAAAAGAAAATGATAAAATTTAACAAAACACAATATAATCCAAATAGACTAGAACGTCAGTTTTACAATACTTGGAAGAACATGATTAGAAGGTGTAAAGGAAAAACACCTAAAGATAAAAAACAATATTCAGATAGGAATATAACTGTTTCTAAAAGGTGGAATGTGTTTGATTATTTTTACATAGATATGTGGGATTCTTTTATGTTGCACTATTTTACAAATCAAAGAGATACTCAGATAGATAGAATTAATAATGAAAAAGGATATTACAAACTAAATTGCAGGTGGGTTACAGCAAGTGAAAATTCTCATAACCGTAGAGATACGGTTTACATTAAAGGTAAAAAATTATCGGAGTGGTCCAAAATACTCGGGGTTAAAACTGAAACATTAAGAATGAGGTATCTTCGGAAATGGTCAGTAGATAGAATTTTAACAACTAAAACAAACTAATATGCCATCAGTAGAAAAGATTCGTGTGCCATATCCAACAGAAGGAGTTATTCGTACAGCCCAGTTGAACGATACTATTACTCCAGAAAACTCTGTTCAACTTGCACTGAATATGCACTTTGACCAAATCGGTTCAGTAATTACTAGACTTGGGGTTGAAGCTCATATCACAGCCCTAGCTGGGAGTGTTACGTCTTTCGGTAAATTGAATATTCAAGGGGGGGATAATTATTTATTCGGTCAAGTTGCTAAAGATGTTTCAGTTTGGGATGGTACAAATTGGACTTCTGTTCGAACTACTACAGTTACAACAAAGGCAAGATTCAGTCAGTGGTTAAATCATACCTATATGGTGAATGGAACTGATGCTCTCCAAGCTTCTGTTGGTGGAGCTTTCTCTGCTATAGCTAACTTTGTTCCTATTGGACCAGCTATGCCAGTTGGAGATTTCATTCAAGCGGGTTTTGATGGAAAGATTTGGGTAGCCGATAAATCTAGTGATATTCTATATTTTTCAGATGCTCTTCAGTTTACACCTCCAGCAACTTATGTCTTGACGTACAATATAGATAATTTTATTTTAGACTTTTCTTTGCAAGACGGTGAATCAATAACAGGATTGTTTAGAGTTCCAAAAGCTCTTCTTGTATTCAAAGAAAACCACATCTATAGGGTTTATAGCTCAACAAATGCGGACCTATACCCTGCATACAATGTTGGAACCTATTCTCAAGAATCTATTGTCCAAGGGAAAGATGGTATCTACTTTCACCACTCTTCTGGATTCTACAAGTTCAATTATGATGGTCAACCTACAGAAATCTCTAGGAGAGTTGTTGATTTTGTAAAAGCAATTCCACGAACTTCATATGAAAATGTTGTGGGAGTTTATGACGGAAACGATGCTGTGAAATGGTCAGTTGGTTCTGTAACG